GTTCTATTATCTAATACATATATTTTAGAATAATTAGATTGAGGTAATATTACATACGTCCAATATAAATGATTATGTGTTATTATATTTTCTTTATTTAACTCTGTTAAGAATTTAGGATTTATTTTATCAGATATTGATAACGCAGAATTTGTATCAGTATTTATATCTTTTGGTATATTTAATACGAATATACCTCTATCATTAAATTGTAAAGGATGTTCATTTACTGGAGTTACTAGAGTTTGAAATTTAGGTAAATTACCTTGGTCAGTTTTCATTTCTGTATTATAGTATAAAACTTTTCCAGACGAATCTGTTGAAGCATATACAATAAACTGTTTATCTTTTTTATATACACACATCGTAGAATCTGTTAATAGAGTCATTCCAGTAATGTCATCGTCATTTCCAAGAACAGATACATTATTTACTGGTATATATGTAGGGTCATTGTATTCAGTATTATATAATTTGTTTTTATAGCAGAACCAATAATTATTATAGAAATTTTTAGAGTAAGATAATGGAATGTTAGCATTTTCTATTATAGGTTTTTCTGAATAATATAGTATAACTTTAAATCCTTGATTGTAACCTGTTTGATAACCACCTATATTTAATTCTGCTGCAATTTGATTCCCTGGTAAATCTATATAATACGTATATCGATAATCTCCTGAGTCAGACCATGTAACACTATCCCACAATGATTGGTCTAATATGAGTTTACTATCCCAATTAACCTCGGCATCATAACTATCTGTATTTGGATTGTAAATTGAATTAGTTACAATTTTTATTCTATATATCTTTTTACCGTCTGAATTATACAAATTTAGAGGTATTACAAATGTGCCTGTGTTATCGCCATCAGCTGTATAAGTGGTTTCAACACTATTCAAATCTTTTAGATTATCAATCTGTTGTGAGTAATTCTTATTGTATAAATATTCCAATTTAGGTTTAGTATCATAATTGAAGTACAAAATATTTAATTCTACAACATCTTCGTAATTTTTATAGTATAAAATTTGACCATCCGCTAAATCTAATAAAGTTATATCATCGTTTTCATAAAGTAAAATATTAGTATTATGTTCAAAATCTATTTGGTATAATTTATTATTTTTTATACCATACATTAGACCGTCTACACATATTGTATTACTATATAGAACATCTATAATATCATAAGATTTTTCGAAATCTTCACCTATTGTAAATTTAAAATAGTTTTGATTTCCGTTTCTAACTATAAGAGATTTATAATCAGAACTAACAAAAGCCAAACTAGCATATGTTGTAGGTTTATTGAATGTTTCGATTGTTATTTGATTGTTATATATGTAATATCTACACATAAGATTTGTTAAAGGTACATACATACAATTAGATGATTCATCATAAGCTGATATTCCCTTATACAATGTTGTATAATTATATTCAGTATAAGCTATTCCATTCCAAATATAGTATGATACTCCATCTGATGTATAAGAAACCCATACATTAGTTCCATCAGAAGATATAGACAAATGACGCTTATTTGTAGAAGTTAAACTATTAGTAGTTGTTATAGACCTAGACGAACTCAAATCATCTAAATCATAAACTGTTAAACTATTATTTCCAGTTTTAACTAATAAGAATCTACCGTTATCACTTAATACAGCATCAGAATCATAAGTTATATAACTTGTAATATCAGTTGGTTCTGTTAAATATCTTTCATATTTCAACAATTTAATATTGTTATTAGAATCTTTTTGTCTTGTAATAAAAGTACCACTTTTAGACTTAACCCAGGAAACTGGATATGTGGAATCTTTATATGAGACATATTCGAATTCTGTAGATTCATAATAATTGTTTTTATATAGTTCAGAAGATGCTAACTCATATAATGAATCTGTTCCGTTCCATGAAACAACTTTTCTATATTTATCGGATAATAAATTATCACTCTCATATGGTGATTCTATACCATCTATTATAGTAGATGTTATAGGAATATATGTATTAGCATCACCAATTACGTTATGTAATGTATCATTATATATTACAAAATAACCTTCATCGCTTAATACATATACTTTATCATCTTTTTTAAACGCTGATATTTTATTATTTCCAACAAGATTTCCATCTGTTATAGCTGTGCTATTGATATATAACTTAATATTATCGCTAGTATCTTTATAATGATATAATACTTTATCATCACTCAAAGCTATATAACTTATAACAAATTTTACGTCATTGAATGGTTGAGACACTTTAATATCTAATCTAGGTCTAGTGGATAATGTATTTTCTAATGTTAAGTATACGTTTTTCATATCAGCAGCACTAGATTGCTCTGTAACCAATGGGTTATCACTGATATGCAATCCTTTAAAACTAGATATAGACATCGTCTCGGTTTCTATACCACTGGGAATATTAAAATTTATAGCCCCTGTTTTACGCATTTACTTAATTCTCCTAATCTTTTTAAATATCTTTCTATAGTAAAATCACCGCCTAGTGATTTCTCTCTATTCTCCAATGCGATAAGAGTAGTTACTAATCCGTATTCTATGTCATCGCTAGTAGTACCAGCTGGTATTACAAAACTATAATCATTTCCTTTTCTATCTATTTGCAATACTTTAACTTTTTTCATTAATACCATCCTCCTGGTGATGTAAAATGTTCTATCTGATAAAATTCATTATCTTCTAGTCTTTGTGCCATCGATTCGAATTCATTTCTCAATAGCATAGCTCGTTGTAAATCATCTTGTTCCAATAAACTAGATGCTATATACGTAGGTAAACATTCTAATATAGATTTATCTATTCCATTAAAAACTATTTCTGTAGGGTCTCCTGACTCAGTTAAATTGAATATCTCATTATATTCTTCTCTAGTGTAAGACCTTGTTAAATCGAAGTTAGTCCATATATCTTCATCTATATAAGCGATATTAAGTGGTATCTCACCATACCTACCGTTATAAAATATATTATATTCTCCAACTTCTGGTAGTATAATTTTATTCCACGCTTTATATACTATATTAGGTTTAGATATAATCTCAGCTTTTTTATATCTATTTATTTTGGTAAGTATTGGTGACCTATCTGCAAATGTAATGAAATCATCAGGCATTTTTATGATATCAGTTATATGTGCTACATTGTACTTTTTAACTAAGTCATCATTTTCATATATGTAATTATCTTCACCTTCTCTATAAATAGTATCTGTTCTAACAGTTGTAACTATTGTATCTTCACCTACTTCGTATGTTATAACACCATCTTCGACCTCAAAATTAGATCCTAAGACTAATTTAGGGAACGTTTTAATAGTTATCTCACACCACTTAGGTTTGATGTCATTAGCTATCATATTTAGACATTCATTAGCCACATATGGCATTTTGTTTGTGTATTCATCAGCATCATCGTCTGTATCGTCTATGAACAATTTATACAAAGATGCCTGAACAACTTCACTCCAATATTTCATATATTCTCCTTAGGAATCAAAGGTTTAGCCTTCTTTTCCTCATATACAGAGAGCTATTAAGCCCTCTGTTAATTATTAAACGTTGATTGGTGTAGCGTGTTCTGCAGCAGCAACTGTAGCAAGAACTTCATCTTGAGCAAGTTTCTTTGTAGAAACATAAGCCATTGCTCTGAAGTCGCAGAATGCAGCAGCATATCTAGCACGACCTTTCCAGATGTTAGCCTCATTTCCTTCATCAATATAAGATTTAACTTCAAGTGGTTTTCTATCAAACCATACAGCACCAAGATTTTCTCTATTTGTTTTAGGGTCAATCATAATGAATGCCTGATCTGATTCACTGAAACCTGTAAATCTGTTAAGATAAACGTCTGTTAAAACATTCCATTTACCATATTGCAAGTTGACACCGTTGTCACCTAAAGCACTTGTGTATTGTGTTTTGAGAGCTGTTAACAATGTGTCTCTGAAAGCATAGTAGTTAGGAAGCAAGATTGTTGTTGGAGCAACGCCTACTGGCTCACCATTGTAATTTGTATAGTTCATCATAGCTGTTTCAACAGTTCCAATAACTTTAAGTAATTTCTCGTGAGCACCTGAAGCTGTTAAATCAATGCTTGCTCTGAATTTGTTTGATTGGTCAGCAACTGAGTTACCGAATTCATCTTTAACACCTGCTGGAGCTTTATGAGCGTTGTAGAAGTAAATTTGCTTAGCACCGTCAATGCTTCCATCAGTTGTATCCATACCTGTACAATCAAACTTTTTACCACCGTATGTGCAGCTACCACTAAGAGCACCAGCTAACATAGCGTGACCATAAAGTTCTCTTGTTCTGTTGTAACCACGAATGAATCCCATTGCTTTTTGATTGATACTCATATCCTGGTTATCTTCGATTGTTTGTTTAGAAACAACAAAACTGTTAGTCCAGATTTGTGTTCTAAAGATTTTGCCGAATCCTTCTTCGAAGTCAGAAAGTCCAGCTGGCTCTAAGTCCTCAGTTGGTTTGAAACCAGCCATACTTGTTGAGCTTCTGTATTCTTCTTGATATTTATCTAATGTTCTCATAACGAAAATCTTAGGAAGGAAAGATTCTCTTTCGAAAGCTTCTTTTTCGTTTTCGAGCAACATTTTAATTGGTTCTTGGTAAATATTGAAAGCTGAAAGCTTTACTGATTCACCGATATTAAAAATTATAGCAGCCATTCTTTATTTCCTCCTTATTCCAAATTTCCGTTATTTTCAATAATATAATAAACCATACCATAATCGCCTGGTTTTACATCCTCAGCTGGTAAAAATACTGTTGAGTTATCGATTGATGAGCTTGAATCAGCTTCAACTAATTCATAAGCTGCAATGCTTCCGCTTGAACTTGAACCGTAAAATTCTACTGGTGTTCTAGCTTCGATAGTTGCTCCTGGAGCAACGTGCTCTGAATCAAATGGTAAATATTCGGTTCTAATGTCTTCAAAAGCGTACTTAATAAATTTCTTTTTAGCCATTTTTAAATCCTCTTATTAATATATTCTTTAATTGCTTCATCACTCATATCAGGATTAATACGTTTAAATATTCTCATTTCCTCTGCGGAAAGTTCACGTGTAACTCCTGTTGTAGATGAATTTGTATTATTAGATAAATGTTCTTTTCCAGAACCAATAGAAGATTTAGTACTAGCAATAGCTTTTTGCTGTAGTTCTTCAAAATGTTGTGAAACATAGGCTTGTTCTAGAGACATACCTTTGTTCCATAACTCTACAGTTTTTTCATCTAACTCACTTACATCTTTAAGAGAAGTTCCTAATTTTGAATTCATTCTTTGTAATTCTTGCTCAGCCCATATATCGGCTTCTAGTTTTTGCTTCTCTTGTTTATATCGAATTCCCTCGATATAATCTGGGTCAGATTGTATTAAATCTTTTAATACTGGTCTAACAGTTTCTGGATCTAGACCACTATCCAATAATTTTGAATCCGTTTGGTGTTTATTAAAATCCTCCCAAGATTCATAACCGTAAGATTTAGCAATGTTTTCGCGTTCTGAGGTTCTAGCTTTTTCAACTTCTTCTTTGAGTCTCTTAGCGAAAGCCTTTGTTTGATCTACGGGTGTTTCCGTTGGCGAAGCGGATTGTTCAACTTCTTCTGCAGTAGAAGTCTCTTCAATATTATCAGCCACTTTTTCAATGTCTTCCATTGAATATCTCCTTGATAATTTTTTGGCGAGGTTCGGTCATCACTCCGTTTTGCAGCCATATATTAAAAGTGATATATAATCACGATTAATCTAAAGTTAATATATGTTCTATCCAGTCTTTAAAGGTTATATTTTCTGTAAATCTTCCTTGTCTTAAATATTTGATTTTAATAGCTTCTAGAATATTTATTCTATCTATATTTTCAGCTTTATCGAATAATTTTTTAAATTCTTTATAGTATGATTTGAATCGTTTTTCGGCTATGTATTTAAAGTCACGATTTTCTTCTTTATACCAATCATCATCGTTTAAATCATAATAGGCTTTATATATCATAGACGTTACTGAAAGTATCGCATCCTTTCTCTTTTTACGTCTGATGAACTCTCTAACCAAAGCACTATTACTATTTAGTAGATTTACATAAGTATTAAATCTATAATTTTTATCTCTTCTACAAACCGAATCTTCTCTATTTTTCCAAAGATAGATTCTTTCTTCGACATATTTTACTTTCTTTGTAAGTTTTAACGCTAAATAATTGAAATAACTATCTTCGTGAATAGTTAGACTCTCGTTCCATCTAATATTCTTTTTAACTAGATATTTTCTTCTATACGCTTTACCGTGAACAAATGTATGGTCTTTAACTCTATTGTTAAATACTATACGATTTCCCCAGTGACATTCCTCTATGAAAGGTGTGTACAAAGCATCTAGATTATTTCTATCCATCTCTGATAAAACTATTCCTAACCCAAATATTGACGAGAACATATCATCTGCATCACAGAACATAACATACTCTGCTTTAGAATGATCTAAACAGGCATTTCTTGTAGCAGATACGCCTTTATGTGAATTTAAGTGATATTCTATAGTGAATGGATAACTTTTTAATAATTTTTTTGATAAGTGTATATCAGTACCATCATTTACTATTATAACACCTATTCTTTTAAAATCTATATTTTGTTGAAAAGCTATGCTATCCAACAAGTTTTTAATTATTCTATCCGTTTCTTTATATTGAGGAACGAGTATATCTAACTTTCTATTCATATCTAATCCTTATTTTACAACGAAAAAGTAATATTTTAATAATTTATGTTCTTTTACATCAGAATCACTTAACCAAGCTTTCGCTAAAGCTACGTAATCTTCAGAACTAAATTTTGGACTATACATATCACTATACATCATATTTAATACAACATACCAGTCGTATTTATTGTAACTTCCTGCATATTGACTAGTTTGTTCGATAGTCCAATGCTCACCTTTACTACCGTCTGCGTTTTTCATACAACTAACCCATTTATGAGCTAAATCCTCATCTAAATGACCGTCATACGCAGATTCATATAGTTCATATTCTAAAGATTTATATTTTTCGCAATCTTCAGTTTTAATGAAATCTAGAGTTTCAATGAACACATCTTCTAATACTTCCATTTCCGATGTTTTACCATCATTAACTATTTTCTTTATTAATTTTCTGTGCATTTCTAACCACCTCTAAAATATCTTCATTCTGTTTTATTATAATTTCATTTTGTTTTATAGCTTTTTCAATCAATTCATTTTGGTGTAATTTCATCTCATTCATTAAATCTGTTACTTGTGCTTGATTTAAATCTAAATTTTTCAATCCAACCATTAATGATAAGATGTTTAATATATCACCATATTCTATACCATTCATATTATAATTTAATGACAGAAATTGTCATATTTTCGAAGGTAGCTTCTACTCCCGAGTTTATTACAGATAGGGTGTCTATACCTGTATTGTTGAAAGTTCTGACAATAGCTGAAAAAGATAAACTACCAGTAACTGTGTCTGTCGTAGAAACAGTTGTAGTAGCTGTACCACCAACTACTGGGTCACCATTGTGATGTAAATCTAATTTTACATCTCCTGCTTCAGGAACTGTAAATGTAGCTGATACATTTACCAAATAATAATTACTACCGACATCAGCAATTACGATAGAATTACCTCCTAAATCAAATTCTCTGGAGCGTCTTCTAACTATTGTGCTAAAAGGCAATGCTCCACCTGATACAACATCTGTAGATGCTGTGTTGACTGCATAAATACAAGACCTACAAGCCATTTTTAAATATACCTCCCAAAAATAAATATGGGACGGAATACCATTTAGCTCCGTCCCACAAATGATAAATTAGCTAACAGAGCTTAAATATTTCCAAAACTACAACTGTTGCAGAATGGACTTGTTCCTGCGTTGTAAGCTATTGAGTTTGGATATCTTACAACACCATTAACAGCTTGAGCGAGTTCAAGAGCGTTGATTTTTGATTGTAAAGCTTCGATTTTGTTCTCAGTTAACAAATCAAGAACCTTTTGAACTGCTGCTGTTGTGTTTGCATTAATAGCGGCTGTGTTCATTGCGGCGTTATAATTTACTCCGTCAATAGCACGCAATGTGTTGCAGCAACATTGTTGTGTTATAGCTTGATTTTGAGCAGCTACCATCTGCACATCGTGAATGTCGCTTACAATTCCTGCACCCACTCTTTCGATTGCAGCTGTAGTGTCATAAGTATTTTGTCTTATAGCACCCAACACATCTCTTGTTTCTGCTTGCAACTCTGAGAAGTTAAAGCCATTGCTTACATCTTCTGCTGTTGCTGGTCTGTAGCCTAAACTATTACCGCCGAATAGTCCATTGCCACCCCACATTAAAGCGAGAATAGCAAAAAGCCAAATCCCACTTCCACCAAAGCCGAATCCGTCACCGTAGCCAGGATTCATGCTCATTACTGGTGTAATACCTGTTCCTTCCATTTTAAATCCTCCATCGCATTTATATTTGAATAAACATTTATCGAATCAAAGGCTAGCACTAATCATCTCAAAATGGTTATCCCAAATTATTTACGCAATTCACGAAGAATTGCTTCGGGGTCTATACCCCTCTGATGACACATATTTCGAAAAACTTGTTCTGGATTTTGTCCATTACAAATTTGTAATACTTGATTTAACATTGGATTAGATTGAGTATTCATCATACTTTTCAATCTTTTAATATTGTTCATTATTTCTGGAGGTAATCCATTAAATGTTCCATTACCCAACGGATTCATTTTTCACCTCCAATAATTTATCTATTTTAGTTTTTAGTTCTTCAAATTCTTCTCTAGAAACTGAAGTAACAGATGATGTTTCAGTTTCTTCTTTATGAGGAATTATATCGAACATTTTAAATTCGAATTGTCCACTACCGTTTACTATTTTTTGATAAATAATAGGTTTATTATTATCTAAAAATATGTAATCACTGTTTGGTGGAAGTATTCTAGATTGGGCGTCTTCCTTTCCACTAACATATATCTTGTTAGTTTGAGTTATCATAGGTTGATTAATTGCATTATAATTTGGTGTTGTGTATCCACTATTAACTGGTGGTACGAAACCATATTGTGAATTATTATACATTATTTTTTCTTCCTCCTAGATTTACGCTGAATAGAATATGCTATAGCTAAAGCTTGCTTCTTTGGTTTACCAGCCCTAATCTCTGCTCTTACATTGTGCTGGAACGCTTTTTTACTACTCGACTTCTTCAACGGCATTTTCTTCTTCTCCTTCCACATCGACATCTAGTTCACTTTCAACATACTCGCCATTTGCATATCTTTCTTTACTAACTGCAATAGGGTTTTCTTCATCAGTGTTCCAAAAGATTTCGTTGTTTTCAGCAATTTTCTTACCGCTGTCGCTATAAATCTCAAAATACTTTTCTTTGTCAATTACAACTATCATTTTACAACTCCTTTATGTGTTTTATCCAATCTTCAAAAGTTATACTCTCTAAATCTAAACCTTCGTTGAAAAATCTATTTCTTACACCAGCAATAATTTGCAATCTAAGTTCTTTACTGATGTCGTTGTATAAATATTCAAACTTTTCAAAGTATTCTTTAAAACATTTCTCAAGTCCAAGTTTAAACTCACTATTTTCTTGTTCTAACCACTGTTTGCAGTTAATTTGATAATAGCAGTCAAATATCATACTTGTTGCAAAGAATTTAGCATCATCAACTCGTCCACGTTCTATAAACTGTTCAACTAAAGCAGTATTGCTTGCTAACATATTAGGCATCGTCTTTAAAATGTATTTTGGGTCGTGTCTGCAAACACTCTCATCTCTCCACCTCCAAAGATAGAAAGGCATAGGACAATATTTTGCTCTCATTGGATTTGCTAGTCTATTACACAAACAATTAAAGTAACTATCTTCGTGTATTGTCAAACTATCGTTCCAGCGAATATTGTTGTTAATTAAGAACTTTCTATTGTGTACTTTTCCGTGTACGAATGTCGTGTCTATTTGTGGCATTTGTCCGCGATTGATATAAATAACTTCTTTCGTTTCTGGATGTCTACCTTCTTCCCTAAACACACTTGTTAATGTATCAAAGCCTTTTTGTTTAGTGTTCTCATCATATCTATTCATTTCATTAAATATTAGATAAAGTCCACATACATCGCAAAACATATCATCAATGTCGCAAAACATTACGTATTCTGCTGTTGAATGGTCTAAACAAGCATTTCTTGTTGCTGACACTCCCTTGTGTTCGTTTAAATAATATTCGACTTCGAACGGATAACTTTTTAAAAATTCTTCGCTTAAATGAATGTCCGTTCCATCATTGACTATAATTACTCCAATTTCTTTAAAGTCAATGTTTTGTTGTATTGCTATACTGTCTAGCAATGGTTTAATTACTTCTTCGTTCTCTTTATACTGTGGAACGAGAATATCGAGTTTTCTACTCATTTTAAATACCTACCTTTTTTGTATTTTGCCTTAATGGTATGTGGAGAGAAACGACAAGGCTATTCGCTTTCGGGTGCGACCCTATCCCTCCACATTTATTATATCATATTTTTATACGCTTGGCAAGTTAGATATACCAGTTATTCTATCAGCAATAGATACCCAATTTGTCGCAATTTTATAATCCTCTACTAAACTATCTGGTACATATACTGAACCGTAATAACCTAGATATGATGAATATTGCATAGGTGTGTAATGAAATATCTCAATACCAATAGCAGAGCAAACAAATGATAAGTCTGTACCAATAATTAAAGTGTGTAGAGAAGTCATAAGTTCAAAACATCTACTATATATACTACTACATATTGGTACACTTAATACAGATACTTTTTTTCCACCCATATAAAAGGCTGTACTCTCAATTATTTTACATAACGGAACATTGATAGACTCTAAGTTGTTCGTATAGCAAAATGCTGATGCACCTATTACACTACATTTAGGTAAATTAACAGATGTTAATGAGGTACAAGAATGAAACGCATAAAGACCCACAACACTTGCCTCTGGAGCATCAATAGATAATAAAGAAGAACAAAAGTGAAAAGTTGAAGCATTTATACCCCTGCATTTAGGTATTGAAATTGTTGATAAATTATAACATTTATAAAACGTATAAGCGTATATATAAGAACATTCAGGTAAACTTATTGTTGATAAGTTTGTACAATCATAAAACGCAGATGCTCTTATTTGTTCACATTTTGGTAAACTAATTGAAAAACTAGCAGACAATCCAGAAAAAGCAGTAGTACTTAATATTTTTAATTCTGGTAAATCTATAAATGTTAAATTATTACAATTATCAAATACTTTAGCTCCCAAGTCTAAACATTTAGGTAAATAAATTTCGCTTAAACTAGTACAATTAGTAAACGCACTACCACCTATAAATGTACATTCTGGAATACTTATACTACTTAGATTTGTACAACCAGAAAAGGCAGAATATGCTATATTAACACATTCAGGTAAACTAATAGTAGTTAAACTTGTACATCCATTAAACGCACTATTTCCAATAGATAAACATTTTGGAATACTTATATCACTTAAATTTGTACATCCTGAAAAAACAGTACTTACTAATCTTTTACAATTTGGTAAATTTACTTGAGTTAAACTTGTACAATTTGCAAAAGCACCTGTTCCAACATATTCACATTTAGATAAATTAACTGATGATAAATTAGAACAATCATAAAAACCAGATTTAATTACATATTCGACATTTGATTTTTCACTTGGAATTTCCGTTAATGTACTTCCGCTATATTCATATCCATATACGTATTTACTATCAAATTCAGCAGGAAGATTAGTTATTCTATCTGTATAAGTTGACCAATTTGTCGATGCCTTATAAATAGAAACAGCATTGGAAGGAACATATATTGAACCAAAATGACCTATAACTGTTGATATTGACATTGGAGTTCTATAAAACACATTAGTTGATAAAGTTGCTGGAACCATAGTTAAAAGATATAAACTTGCTAATGACTCAGCAGAATAAAATGTTCCACTTAAATTATCTGGACATCCTATAATACAATCTTTTAATCTTTTGCAACTATAAAAAACATTGTTTGCTACACCTTCAACTCCTTTAAAATCTGCCGTTAATAAGTAGCCATTATTGTTATTAAATGTTCCAGAGTTTAAATAATTACATAATGGAAATATAGCACTAACTAAACCACAACTACTAAAGGCATAAGAACCTATATACATAGCACTTGAAGCATTAACTTCAAGTCTATTAGAACAATTCACAAAAGCACTAGGGTAAATAGCATAACACTTTGGAAAGCTTATAGATAATCCATAAGGAGCACTATAACCATAAAAAGCATATGAACCTATTTTGCTAATAGTACTATCTTCAATAGAACTAATAGTTCTTTCTATCATTTGCTTACCATAATCAACTCCACCGCCACTCGCCTTGCTGTCAACATAACTTTTTAATTTCGTGGTTATTTGTGCTAAACCACTTTCATTTATATAACTCACGGCTCTTCTCCTTCTATTTTAAATTTTTCTTCTAGTTCTCGACTTTTTTCTTCGTAAAAATAATATTTCATAATGCACCTACTTTAATCTGCGTCCCAATCCGAAATTGCAGTATTTTCTGTTAAAATAAAAAATTTATATCCGTCATTTAAAAACGAAATATCAGTATTTGCATCGTGTTGTGTTCCATTTGTTTCAACAATTTTTCCACTATTTATTTTTATCATTGGAATACCTCCACCGCCATATATCCACATAAACCCAAAAACTTTTGATAAAGTTTGATTTAGTATAACTTCGTGCCAACCATAAACACCGTTTAAAGTTCCCAAAACAAGTAAAGTTCCGCCATTACTAAGAGTAACACTTAGTGTTTTTCCTTCTCCAAACTCTCGCCAAGTAGGTGAATTTCCGCTTGTATCCATTTGTAAAAATGCGTTTGCACTTCCTTTTGCTAATCTGTCAGGAATACCAGTGGGCAATGCGACAATAATATCACCCAATGTTGTCATAGGATTTGACATACCACCGCCACCACCGCTAGGTGTTTGCCAACTTGCACCACCGTCTCCATCAGCAGTAAGAACTTGACCGCTTGTTGCTTGGTTATTATCTAAAAGATCTAAATCATCTTGTATTTGTTGACCTGTTTGTGTTAATGTAAAATTTGCCATATTTATTCATTCTCCTTCACTGAATTGCAAGTAATTTCCACTCGCATCAGTTAATATTTCATTGTTTGCTGTTAGTAATAAGTTTTGTGGTATCAGTTTACTATCTATATATGCTTTCATCTTAGTAGTAAACTCGGCTAAACCTGTTTCATCTAAAAAACTCATAGATTACCCCCTTATACTAAAATTGAATCCATGATTGTATCAATATCGTTATCACTTAAAGCATCTGTTTCATCCATTATATTTGCAACTGCAATCGTATTTGTTCCATCTGTAATATTTCCAGCAAGATATAAGTCTTTCCAATAAACTCCACTTCTACCTAAATCATAAGTATTATTGGTATCTGGTGTAACTCTATTTGAGAACAATGTATCTAAACTACCAACTTTTACTTTATCAGTATCGTTGTACTTTATTGTAACTCTGCTTGAACTATCTTTTGAAATAGTTGCATTGTCGCCAAAATCAATTTTGCCTTTTAAATAAAAATCTTTCCACGCTGCATTTGACACACCTAAATCAAATGAATTATCAATTGTTACACCCGCTGTTGTACCAAAATATGTTCCGCCTGTCATAAGTCGCATATTCTCTGTGCTACCCATTTTGATTTTAGCATTGTAACCATTATCATTTTTAATTGACAAATTATTTGTTCCTGCAGCACCACTGTTTGTAAAAGTCATTTCATTATCAATAGTCTTTTTACCAGTAATAGTTTGTGCTGTATCTGTAGTAACAGCATTAGGAGTACCATATAAAATTTCTTCCCAATCATATGACCCATTATCTTCAACACATTTATAAAAATGTCCGTTAGTGTATGTTCCTGTTGTGCCTGTGAATTGAACTATTTGACCTTCATTGCTTGCACTTGCTGTTGGCATTGTTGAGTATTGTATGACGTCTTGCTTGTCAATTAACTCATCATAAACGCATTTAGCACTTGGATATTGTGTGTCAGTGCTATCATTTGATAGTGAAGTAACTTTGTTTGTTGTACTCTCTACCATAGTTGAGCCTGTTGACCAGACATCGCTATTATTTAAAACTGCAAATCTAAGACTGTCTGATTGTGAAGTAACAAATATATATTGATTATTTGTTAATCTTCCATAGACATAACATCTATTATTGTAATAACATATTGGTAATTTATTATCTGCTAATGCTGATGTAACGTCACTAAATGTTGTAGTTCCATAAGTACATATAAATATTTGCAATGAATCATCAACATATTTTTTAGAAGCTGCATTTCCATTTGCTGTTGGCGTAAGAGGAACTGTTATTTGAGAACTTCCATCTCTTCTAACGAATGAGCCAGCAGGATATGTATCGTAAGGTAATGTAGTTTGATTACCGCTAGAGTCAGTACCATATAATTTGTATGTTCCTGTAGTCTTATCAACTTTACTAGATAGATCAGGTTTGCTCGTTTCCATTATATAAAAAATAATGTTACTACTATCTTTACTTCCAACCCATCTATCTGGAACATCTGTTTCAATTACATATATGATATCTCCAACTTTTAAGTCACTTAAATCTATTGTATTATTTAAAGTGTCTGTAATAGTTGCTGACACAGATAATGTAATTGTATTATTTGAACTATTAAAGTCAATATTATTAGGCTCACTATATGATATAGTATAAGCTGTTGTTTTGCCTTCAGCAACTTCAGTTACTGATGTAAATTGTGAATTTAGGTAATCAACACTATAAGTATCTATAGTAGACGTTGTGGCACTATTTTTAGCAACTGGAATTTGTACATCATTTAATTTTGCTGTAGTAGGTGTTAATTCTATTTTAGACTCACCAACACCAGATTTTCCAGAGCTTATCTTTATTTTACCTTCTTCTAAGCTTACTCCTTCCATTCCGAAGTCTTCTAAAGTTGTTCCGTGTGCCAACTGAATAGCTAAGCTGCTTCCGCTATTTACTACGCTAGATTGAATATCACCGCTAGTAACAGTTTTATCAACTTTTCCACTCAAAGTTGTTCGTATATCAGAATGAGAATCATTAGCCTGATTGTGTTGAGATATTTTGTTATCTACATCGTTATCTATATTATCTAATCTTGTATCTAATTCATTAATAGCTCCTACAACTGTTTTAGAAGTAGTATTTAATGAAATATCTGTTTTATCTTGTTTGTTTGTGTGTGCTCCGCTATTAACAGCGTTATGAGCGTCTATTAAATCAGATGCTATAGAAGTTATATCAGTTAATTTAACAGTTCCTTCTGTTTCTTCTGTAGCTTTTGGAACATACACAACAATTTTATTAGAATTTACTAAATTATTGCTATTAGTTGTTCCGTCATCCAATTCAATAGGAGTTAATGTTATCTTACTCACTAGTAACTACCTCCTATAACAAATTCCGTAGGTTCTAACCAAACTTCTTTATAATCTGAATTATCAGAAGTTGTATTAGCAACTAATGAAATATCATAATAATAAGTAGCTGGTCTTAATTTTTGTGTATCTTCGGATTGAATATCGAATCTTAAAATACATTTATATGGTGCAGGATTTCCTACTTCTCCTTCAGATGCCGTTGTCCAATGCGATATGTCAAACTCTTCAGGAGTATCTATTTTCGTTGTACACTCATAATAAGTGTCATTATAAATTACAATATATCCGAGAGGATAAGTTGATGTTTCACTATATTCCTCGGCTGGTTTATAATAATAGTATATATATTTATTATTCTGATATAATCTATATAATACACCAACAGTATCAACTTGAGAAGTGGAAGTAATATCTTCTACATTTTTACTCGTGAATCTAGGTGTTTCATCGCCAAGTAATGCTTCATATGTTAATACTGCATTTTTATCGTTTTTATTAGATTTTATACTTATAACAATTTTAGGATTTATAAATTTACTTAGCAACATATATGGAGTAGCATATTTATCGTTCATTGTTATTTCACGAATATATACAGCAGACTCGCCTCTACTTAGAAGTACTCTGTTGTGGTCTATCTTGAACATTTTTTACCTCCTCTTGTAATCTTTGTAATATTTGTGGATTTTGCATTATAGCTTGTTGAAGTTCTGGAGGTAACTGTTGTTGTCTCTCTGTTAAACTTTTCAACGCTTGATTTGCTAGTGGATATCCAAGTTCTTTCATTGTGTTCCAGAATAATAGTAATGTTTGAGGGTCGGCTATATTTCCAAATGTTCCTGCTGTAAAATTATTAATAGTTTCTTTCCACATAGCTTCTCTACTGGTGCTTAAAATACTTGCTGAGTCTACATCAAACAAGAATCTGTCGTTGTAATACACATCACCAAGTTCTCCATCTAAATAATTATATCTGCTGAAATGTCCATCAGTAACTTCACCAGTTGGAGATATCGCACTATAGTCTCTTTCTTCATCACAATAAGCTAATAAAAAGTCGAACATAAGTTCATATAACTCTGCATATGCTGCATCTTTCATTCTTCTCTTGCTCTCAAGACGTCCACTAGCTTGAGAAGCGGCTATTTCTTTAGCTTTACCACTCTCAGCTGTAGGATCTCTCTTACCTTGATATGAATCGGTTATACCAAGGCAAGTTCTACCACTTTGATACATTCTTTCTTGTAATATATCTTCTTGCTGAATATTAGCCTGAATACTTTTAACATCTATAGATTTAAGAGCAACAGGGTCTTTAAGTCTTACAATTTTTAAAGTGTCGTCAGTATCACTAATATTGACGTTAGTAGGTAAAGTAACAATACTTCCGCCTTTTAACACATTTTCTTCCATTTTAGTTAGAAGTTTATTCAAACTTTCTTGATTAGCTTCCAACATATCAACGTCACTTAGACCATATAACTCGTGACTTTTACTAATATTTTTTCTTAATACGAATGGTAATTTTTTAATTTTATAGTATGGTATAGTGGTTCCAGCTTTAGCAATTACTTCAGACTCACCATCAGTAACTTTTAATATATCTTCCTCGAGAATTTCATTTTCCTCAGGTATATATCTAACTTTATCGTTACCACATTTACTACATACATCTTTACTGTTCATTGGCTCGTGACATTTACTACATACTCTAAATTTTCTTAGCTCGTAGTAATCCTCGTTGAATACCTCAACGTCATCAACCCAACCATATCTGCTTAAATACCCATCTTCATTTAAATAATATGCAGTAATTAATATGTTCATACCGCGATAACTACCGCTTTCAGGTATTTTAACACCGTACATTTTTTTAATTTTATTACAGCTTACCCATTCTTTAACAAACACATACTCCGCATCTTTTAAACTTGTTATACCAGGTTGAGGATAGAAATTTTCGAGTGGAATACACTTTACATATAGCTCACCCTCTGTGATAGGAGTTCTTTCTGCGTTGTCCCATCCAACCATATATACAACGTTACCTTGAATAAGAGACTCACGCTCAGCTTCATCATTTATAGTCTCAAAGTCTAATCTATCAGTCTCGTTTTTAAGATAACCTTCTGCCATCTGAGCCAAATTTAAATCTTTTTTGTTACGTGGTGTAACTTTAGGATAAGGTATGCTGTTATTTACTTGAGTTTCAATAAGCTCGAATATCATATTTTTGTATGTATAAGCTTTCTTTTTGGCAAATGAACCTGTTTGACGATTCTTAACTTTATCTGTACCGTAGTATAATTCGTATCTACGTTTAATTTTCTCATCAATCTCAGCACGTTTACTGACTGCGTCATTATACAGGTCTTGCCACTTTTGTAATGTATTCATTGTCTCTCCTCTAATTATTAACTCTCAGGGCGTGTTGCATTTATAATTAGCAAGAGAGTTTTTCATTAATTAAATAGCGTGTGGGGGTGCTTCAGAGATCAATTTTTCTCCTACCACACGTCCAACCACACAATTTTTTATATTAGCGGATAACGCCCCTTACCCGTTAATATCACTAGGTGCCCATTCCATAGGGTATCCCCATTGAGCCAATAGCTGTTGCTTTAATTCATCATCAGCATTATTATAATCTTCCCACTGGTCAAGTTCCCAAGGTCTGTATGTAACTAACTCTTCGTTAATTACATCAGCGTCTACAAATATCATTCTATTTAGAGCTTGTGATGTAGCGTCTACCTCGTCATCATGTGCACCGTTAGGAAATGAACTGAATTCTTTTATATACTCAGTTACCCAGTCAGCGAACTCTGGCAAGAATACAGCACCACGCTCTATAGCAGGTGATATAGCATTTACTCTTGATACTTTACCGCCTTCAGGTTTGACAGGTAACACCCCTTCAAACTCGCCACTTAGCACGTTTATAAGTGCTGAGCCGTTAGCTTTGTCTTCAATTATAATGTATAATATCTCAGGGTCTGCGTTACGCATCTCACGTATAGCAGCAAGAGTACCAACAAAGTCTAAGTGACGTTTAACTCTATCTAAAAGATAAAATTTACCATCAACTTTGCCCCATTTCTGTATAGCTACAAAGTCATTGTTATCACCATCTTTAAATGTAGCGTCAACAGACAAAATCTTATAAGGTATTTTGTCTGGTGCAACTCTATAAAATTTCCACCATTCCTTTTTTATTAAGTTTCCCTCGAGAGCTGTAGGTCTGCCTTGATATAAGGCGTTCCAGAAGCGACTCCCGTTCTCGTTCATATATACTTCTTTAAAGTCTTTTAGCCACGCCTTACCACGACCAAGTTCAGGACATATGCTGTCACCCAGCTCACGACCTAGTGGGTCATTCTCAGGGTCATCACACTCACATGGTATATTTATATATGTCACGTGTTTCTCGTTTTGTACGAGACGTCCAATTAAGTCATCTTCTACCCAGCGTGTCTGTATGACAACAATTTTACCGTGTGGAGCGATACGAGTTCTGATAGAAGCTAAGTATTCTGAGTATAAGTTGTTCATCATAGTCTCTGAACTAGCGTCAGCCGAATTTCTGATAGGGTCGTCTACAACAATTAAGTTAGCAGGATTTCCTGTAATACCTGAATAGATACCTCTTGACACGCATCTACCCTTAGCTGTAGTCTCAAACTCCACATTAGAGCAAGGACTGTCAGCTAGTACACAATCTGGATATAATTTATCTGCAAATTCTAATATTTTCTCTCTATTTCTTCTTCCGAAGCGGGTACAGAAGTCCTCATTATATCCTGCTAAAATAACTTTAGTGCGTGGATCACGCATCAAAGCCCATGCGGGGAGGGCTTCTGTAACAGTCGTTGACTTACCCAGCTGCGGAGGTACTGAGAGGCATAATATGTCGAAAGCGTTGTTGGTTTCAGTGGTCATAAATTCTTCAATTTTATCACATAAAAATTTGTGGAAGCGAGAATATTTATAACCTGGTGTGGTGTATTTTACAAACTCAAAGTATGAAGAGCGAGCTTTTCTAATTTCAAGCTCTTCCTCAATAGCTTCAATGAACGGATTAGTCTGTGGTAGAGAGGTCTGTGTCATCGCTGGTCAATCCCTCCTGTTCCTTGTAAAATTTTAATAATAATTGTAAGTCCTCTGTAGTCATATCTTGAAGGGGTGAGGTGGTACTTACGACAGAAATGTCGTTCGTAGGCTTCTCTCCCATAGTGTCACGAATAAATTCAGCCGCTTTAGTACTTCCAGAGTAGATTGCCTCTGCGTATTGTCTTAAAACAGTCATCTCGCCTAATGATAGGTTCTCCTTAGACGCAATATCCATCAAAGCGTACTGCTTTTTAGAAGTAGGGTCTACAATATCACCAAGAGTAATATGACGGTCAGAAAGCTCCTTGGCAACATTCTTCCATTTTTTGTGTTGGTTGCCGTAGAGAGCCTTATTTGTGGCTTTAGTATTTAGTTGTTTAATTTTAGTTGATTTTTTCATTATAAATCCCTCTATAAATATAAACAAATGAGAGGCGATTTAGTCCAAAAATTGGTCTAAAAAATTTTTGTAAAAGTTATGTGTGTAAAATAGGGCGACTACGGGCGAGTAGAACGATGGGGGTAAGGGGGGTTTTTATAACTTCACTCGTATAATTTCCCCTACTTCGTGCGAAAGGTTTTCGGCTCGGGCTTTTCGCCCCTTCCCTTCGGGAAGAATCGCAAAATGTATAAAGGTGTCGGTTTCGGCAAGTGAATTAAGTTTCACCCCTTGCATAAAAGCAAGTTGGAACACACGATATAAGTTTACGAACTTATATCAGCGGAACTTGACAGGCACTATTACAACTTAATGCTCTTGATAGCAAGAGAGATATGCTCGTAAAACCGAGAAAAATGGCTCGTAGGCACTCAAACTCGTAGAGTTTGTGTACAGGTAGGTAGTAGTTGAAACAGCCTTGCTTACGGAATAGCAACCGTGATAGTAAAAAAACAGCGGTAGAACGAGAGTATGCGTGAAATGTTGTGCTGAAATGCACAATGTCCGACTTGTATCATAGATACAAGCACCGCAGGGTATCAAAGGTGTTAGAAAATGCTAACGATTACGCAAAGGGTAGTTCTAAATAGGCAAATTTGACAATTCATAGACTTGTAGTGGCATTTTCGCTATTGCAAGTCTATTTTTATGCACTTGATTTGAAAAGTACATACTCACAAAGTGAGATGGCGGTGCAACTCCGCAAGAGTGCAAAGGAAAAGCACATTATGGATAAAAAAGAGACAATCGTTGCTATGGCAACAAAGACAAAGGGAAAAGTGGTTAGCCCTAATGCACCACAAAAAATTGTCGCAAAAGTTGATTTTGCTAGACTTTACGACAACAAATTATCTACAAATATAGTAGATATGGAAAAAGACTTTGCAAAAGACTTAAAAACACAAGTCAAAGATTTAATGGATAGTATTGCAAAGAAAAACAAGAATACTAAACATATTCAAGTTATTTACACAGCGGAAGAAAAAGCAACAATTAAAAATGCTATTGCAAAGGCATTAAATGTAGAAGTAGATAAAATATCTAACTCTATGATTGAAAAAGCGGTTGTAAGCGGTATGACTAACAAGTTTGTTAAGGCTGAGAAAGGCGTTAAAAAAGAGGGTTGGTCTTACTCAGTTAGTGCATTTTTAAAATCTATCAATGCTAGCGTATTTAAAACAGTTGAGAGGTAATAATTATGTTAGTATACGATTTAAAAGCAAAAATTGCGTTTCTCCAAAAATTAGTAAATAGTTATGCAACTTTGAAAATTACCAAAACTCAATGGCTTTGGTCTTTTAAACGCAAATATTATCCAGTAAAAGTGGGTAGTAATATTAACGAGTTAAAAGAGATGTTATATAGGCATATACGCCCTTATAATTGGGTTGAAATGGACAAATTCATTAAAGGTGATATAAAATCACTAACTCTTGACAATGGCTCTTATAAATGGCAAATTTCGGTTTAATTAAAAATTTTTATTTCTCATTTTTACAGTTTTTTACAGTTTTTTACAACATTTTTACAAAACAAAGTTGATTTTAGTCAGTAATATCGAACATTTTTACAGTTTTTACAGTTTTTTATATACTTTTTATAAAAATTAAAAAAATATATAGAGAGTATATAAGAATATAATGTAGAAACTTTTTTCATTTTATTTTGTAAAAATTGTAAAAATCGCAGTAATTTCGGGCTAAAACGCATTTTATTTTGTAAAAATTCTGTAAAAGGTTTTGTAAAAATTGTAAAAATTCGGAGGTATTTTATGAAAATTAGTTTATATGACTACAATTCTAAATCTATAACTTATGATATAGAAACGAGAAACATTTTGTTTATAAGATATAAGGTTATTAGTGGAGATGAATTGTTATATGTATATAGAATAAATAAAACCATTGATGTCTATGATAGTAATTCTACTAGACTTATGGATTTTAACGACTACGATATAATGATAGATAGTTTGCAACAACTAATTGATTGTGATTGTGGCGACTCTTACGGGAGAGCAAGGAAGTTAAGCGAACTAAATGATTGGAGTATAAATCGTGTACAAAAGGAGTAAAATATGTCACATAAAGTAAATATAAGTGATGATGACTTATTAACAATCTTAGAGATAAGAGACAATATTTATTACGGTACTTATAAGGAAGATATGAGTGAGTATAAAATTAAATCTCTTTGTAGATTTTCTTATTATATTGTAACTGATAAAAATTACAGAAAAAAGAAAAATATAGAGAGATTTGCGACTTATATGAACTTGACTTATGATAGCGTGATAAAATTTTTAAAAATGTATAATATAGAGGTGAAATAATATGTTAAATGTAGAGTACGACGAGGAAGGATATGTCAAATCTATAAATGGCTTAGAGATACGAAAGGATTACTCAAAAGCACTTAAACGAGTTAAGGATAATATAGTACACATTACTAATAATTGGTATTATGATAATCCTGATATAGATTTATCTAATCCAGGTATGTATTATGGTAGAATTACACAATATTTCTCTGGTGGAAGACTTTTTTATAATCCTGTAACCAAAGAATTTGTGGCAACTAAAAATACAGATTTTCCTACTGTTACATTGCTATACAAATTTGAGAATATTGACTATGTAAATGATATTATGATACCAAAAGATTGGGTAAAAGATATAGATTGCGTACCAGATGCAACTGTCTTAAATAATAGAAGATATATAATTCGTGAGTTAGCAGTAGATATAGGTGAGGGAAACTATGTAAAGAAAAGTGACAAAAACAATTATTCTTTATGTAAAATATGTCATAAAGTTTTCTATACTCATTATGGTAATGAACGAGAACAACTATGTAATGTATGTTCCGCTGACTCTCATGGCTATATAACAGGTTATCACGAACATCGTAGGTTAGGATTACATCCGTTCTTTGACGATAACTGTGACGAGACAAATTCTGACAACTTCGCAGGTTATGGCATAGAGTTAGAAACTGAGTTGAGACCAGGTTATGAGGAGAGTAAATCAACTATTTCTAGTATTAAAAGTATATTAGGAAATCACATTTACTACGAGAGAGATGGTTCATTGTGTAATGGGTTTGAACATATCACTAGACCACACACATACGAGGGTATGTTAAAATTAAATTGGAAAGATTATTTGCAAAAATTGATAGATAATAATTATCGTTCACATATTGGCGGTAGATGTGGCTTGCATATTCACGCAAGTAGAACATTATTCGGTAAAGATGACGCTAGTAGAGAAAACGCAATAGCAAAATTATTATGTTTCTATGCAATGTATATTGAAGATATTAAGAAATTTAGTAGGCGTAATAGTTATGGTTATTGTCGTATAAACTATACTAGCGATGATAAAGATACTAATATTGAAAAGGCTAAGTTTAGTAATAAATCTAATTATAATAGATTTGACGCAATTAACTTAACTAATGATAATACTATTGAGTTTAGAATTGCTCGTGGAACATTAAAATATGAAACATTTATGGCAACATTTAAGTTTACAGCACATTTAGTTAAAAAGTGTACTGAACTTGATTGGGATGCGATAAGTGATTATCATAATTGGCTTGATGGTCTTGATGATGACACACTAGCATATTTAAAGAAAAGACATTGCTTCAATTTATCTAATTCTGATACTAATCCAAGAGCAGTAGGGGAGGTATAATATGTGTGTTATTGTAGTTAAAAAAGATACAGCACCAGCACCAAGTAAAGAGATATTGTTGACACAATTTCACAACAATCCTGACGGTGCTGGTTTTATGTATGTATATGATGATGCTGTGCATATTCAAAAAGGTTTTATGACTTTTGATGATTTTTATAAAGCGTATCAAAAAGTTTTAAAGAAAATCGGTAGTGATAAAAATATGATATTTCATTTTAGAATATCTACTCAAGCAGGTGTTTGCCCTGAGTTTACACATCCTTTTCCATATACAGATAAAACTGAGCCAATGAAATGGTTGAGTCTTAAATGTAAAATGGGTATAGCACATAATGGTATTATATCATTAACATCTTCATATACAGCAAAAGATTATACTGATACTACAAAATTTATAAATGAATTCTTACCACTAATAATAAAGAAAAATCTATATAATTTCTCTGAGGATGAAAGAACTGTTAAATTGATTGAGAAGTTGATAGGTTATAGTAGATTAGCATTTTTAGACCATAAAAATAAAATAAGTATGATTGGTAATTTTATCTATGATGAAAGTAGTAAATTGTATTTCAGTAACGATACTTATAAGAAAGATAAGACTATTAAACCTCCTGCTACGACAAATATAACTAAAACATTTAAAACAACTCCTAAAATATCAACTAATATGTGCAAAATAAAATATGAAGACTTAAAAGATAAAAAGAACGGAGACTTTTTTCCATATCCTGATATATTTTGTCCAAAGTTAGACGGTCATTGTGGATATTGCTCACATTGTATATTTAGAGAATTTTGTAATAATGGAGGTACTTTCTAATGCTTAAAGATGGAATAACTTTTAAAAATATAAGTTTTACGTCAGATAGATGTTATAAAAGATATAATAAGTTAACTCTTGATGGTAAAACTTATAGAGTTATAGACTGTTCTAATTTGCTATATTCTGATAGAAATAATAGATGTTATTTTAGTAATATGAATAGAGGTATAATGTTCATATATAAAAATATTATCTATTCTATACAGGGAAATAAATTACACAAATATAAATATGTTTTCAAAATGGGTAGCAGTTTATACGTTATTAAAGATGTAAGAGAAGCGTTATATTTAGTCTACACTAGGTCGAATAGAGGTCATAATAAATACGGAATACGTTTTATTAATGCTTATTATGATTCAGGTTACGAAAAATTAGCAAATGTAACTGAAGAATTTGGACTTACTTACGTTGGAAAAAAATATACTTCTGATAGTAGTTTCGAAGATATTGATGAGTTAGTTAACGTTATTTATATGAATCATTTAATAAGTTTTAAGGAATTTCGTAGAAAGGAGGGTATATGGTAACAAAAAATGTATTATTTGACGGAGAATTTGTATCAAAAGTATATATCAATAGACTTTTAAAAAGAGACAAAGCCTGGTATTGCTCTATCTGTAATGAGTATCACCATAGTTGTATTGATAAATTCTTATACAATGATTGCAATTATTGTTGTCAAATTCACATTTCTAGGATGTGTAGATGTGAAAAATGTGGTGGTTACTACACTCGTGGATGTCTAAAACGAAATAATAACGGTAATTATTTATGTAGTGGTTGTTTATTGCTTGATAAATATGATGAAAAATGCAGAGTAAATGGTTATTATTTCAAAAATGAGGTTAGATATTATGTTGATAAGAATATGTATGTAGACAATCCTGATAAATTCTTAGGCGTAGGAATAGAATTAGAAGTAGATAGAGCAGGAGAAAATAACTTAAATGCTGAAAAAACAGTAAAATTATTAAATGATGAAGTGTATATAAAGCACGATGGCTCATTAAGTAATGGATTTGAAATAGTTACTTATCCACATACTTACAATGCTTTAATGAGTATGAATTGGGAAGATACTATGCGAGAACTAATTTTAATGGGTTATAGGTCGCACGATGCTGTAACTTGTGGTCTACATATGCACATAAGTAGAGGATTTTTTACAGATAAGGGTATACAAAATTTGATGTATTTTTACGACAGATTTAGACCTCAGTTATTAAAATTTGCTAGAAGAGATAGTAATCAAGCGGATAGATGGGCTAATAGATGGTCTAATAGTAGAACTAAAAATGATATACTGAACGATGAAGAACGTTTGTTTAATCACTATAATATGAGTCGTAATCATAGTGCTCGATATAGGGCTGTTAACATAATAAATCCTAACACAATTGAAATTAGGCTAATGCGAGGAACATTAAATTATAATACTTTTAAAGCGACTTGTGAATTTATATTTAAAACCGCTTTAAATGCTAATAATATTAAAAATGTAAATAGTCTTAAAGAGTGGTTAAGTGGATTAAGTGATGACTGTTTAAAATATATGTGTAGTAAGAATTGTTTTAACTTCAAAGAAAGAGAAAAAATAGAACGTGACGCAGATGATGAATATATGGGGGATGATTTAATATGTGTATAATAGTAGTAAAACCTAGTGGTGTTAAATTGCCAAGTAAAGAAAGGTTGCAGATTTGTTTTAATAATAACAAAGACGGTGCGGGATTTATGTACCTAAAAAACAAAATGGTTAGAATAGCCAAAGGTTATTTTACATTTGACCAATTTTATAATGATTTAAAAGAAGTAGCAAAGAAGGATGTTCCTGTAGTAATGCACTTTAGAATAGTTAGTAAAGGACTTAAAAATGCTGAGAACACACATCCTTTCCCTGTAACTGATAATGACTTATTTATAAAAAATCAAAATGTATCTTGTAAAGTAGGTATAGCACATAATGGAACAATTTCATCACCTATATTAACAGTATCCTCTGGCGATAGTGATACATTAACTTTTGCGAGAGATTTTTTACCTTTAATTGTTTATGATAATCCTAAATATTATGAAGATAAGGATAACATAAAACTTATAGAAAAAATAATAGGTGGATTTAATAAGTTAGCGATATTAAGCAACGATGGTCATATAGAGATGATAAATCATTTCATTGAAGATGACGGATGTTTTTATAGCAATTATACTTATGAAATTCATACTTATAATGAATATCCTAAAAATTATACAGGTTTATTTGTAAGAGATAAAAATTATTACGATGATTATGACAAATATTATTAAGGTTATTACTATTTTATATAGTTTTAATAAATAAAAATAAGGAGTATAAAGTATGTCGTATTCTAAAATCAGAAGTCCTACAAGACTATAAAATGTAAGAGAGTGTAAGTAATCATTGAAAAAGTATGTGGAGTATTTTTCAATCTCTAGAATTCACTTTAAATTATTATTCCAACTAAAATAAAACATAAAGGAGAGATATAATATGTTTATGACAGGTGTATTAGGTTTGTATAGAGCAAATCGAGTAAAAGAATTGGAGAGTAAAAAAGACAAGGATATTATTGCTATTAAATGTGAGGATGCTACTTATAAAGCATTGAGAGAGGCTAAGAAAGCATTAAGAGGTGACGCTGACGCTACAGTATCATTGAGAGGTTATGTTTTCAGTAAAGAAATTAACGAAAGAATTAATGCTGTTCGTGAGACATTCACAAGTGAAATTGCAAAATTGGACGACTTCTTACGTGAAGTTAGTGCTATGTTAAATTTGGCTGACACAACAGAAAAGAGAGATGCCGTTCTTAAATTATATGGAATATATAACTCTAAAAATAGAGTTGCGTAATAAAATAAAGAAATAAATAATAAAATTAAGGAGAATTAAATTATGTTATATGATGTTATTGAAATTTATAAAGAGAGAAAATTAAAAGAGTTGATTTCTAAGAAGGATGAAGATATTATTGCTATAAAAGTTAAAGATAAAAATTACAAGGCTTTGAGAGAGTTGAAAAATTCTACAGATGGTAAATGTGCAGGACTTATATCATTAAGTAAATATAAATTTACAAGTGCTATCGAAGATAAAATAGCAGAGGTTAGGTCTTCTTACAATAAAGCAGTTAAGAGTTTAAATGACTTACTCACTGAAGTTGTTGCTAGATGTGAATATTTAACTAATGTAGACGAAGTAATGGGCGTATTAACTTCTTACGGTATAGTTAGTAACGGTAAAATAAATGCTTAATTTTTAAAAATAAAAAGTATAACAGTTATTGTATATCTGTCTGCTATAAGCATGATTGGAAAATGTGCACTTCATTCTTTTATACAATAATTAGGTTATTTTGAGTTATATGAGTAGAAAATATAAAATTAAAAAACTTTTTGTAAGTCGTCAATGGTTCGCTTAAAAGTTTAAATTTTTTAATTTTATAATATATAGTATTATATATCTACATATAACTATTTTTAGAAAGGAGAATTTATGAACAGAGACGAGATTATACTGAGTTTTTCTCCAGTCATAGAAAAGTTAGTTCTCAAATATAATGACCATCAACCAGATGAAGACTTAGAAATGATTTGCTGGGTAAAAGTTACACAAGCCGTTGACCGTTGTATATCTGAGAACATAACTAACTATGATGATATTAAAAATAGAGTAGTTAGATGGTGTATAAACGCTATATTAAATGAATTACGAGTAAGGAGAAATATCTCATACACAGACACAGAATCATTTTTAGAAATAGAAGATATTCAAGATGATGATTTTTCTTACTTAGTATCTGAATTAAGAGCCTCATTAAAACCAAAAGAAGTGAAGGTATTAGACTTAAGACTTCAAGGATTTGATGAAGAATATATTAAAAATGAATTACAAATTGGAAATAGCACCTATCATAATATAATGAAAAATATCAAAAAAATAATTTTGAACTAATTTTGATATTTTTTGTTTATTATTTATGGAGGCTAAATTGAAAAGAAAAATTTCGCATAGTGAAATAACTACATATTTAGATTGCCAAAAGAAATGGAAATTACAATATGTAGACAATATTAAACTTAGTTCACCACATTTAGAATTTGGTGAAATGGCTCATAAAGTATTAGAAACAAATACAATACCAGATGAGAGCCTTTACAGTAATTTGAAAGAATATTTTAAAATAGATAATTGGGCAACCTATTTTAATAGAGTTCTATCTGAATTGAAAGATTTCACAAAAGATTATGAAGTATTTGCGAGAGAATTAAAATTAGAAAATGAATATTTAGTTGGAGTAATAGACTTAATTTTGAAAAGAGATAACACATATATCATATGTGATTATAAATTTTCAAATAATATTAAAAATGAAGTAGATTTATTCTTAGATGAACAGTTAAATATTTATGCTGTTTTATTCTCTCAACGATACAATGTCCCATTAGAGAACATTAAAATTTGTTATATTAATATACCAAAAGTTAATGTTGGCTCGCCTAAAATTCTATCTAGTGGTAAATTAAGCAAGGATAAAAATCAGAATACGACATATGATGAGTATTTATTTTATATAGACAAATTAGGTTTAAATAAAGAAGATTATTCAGACATATTGGATATTCTTAAAGATAAAAAAATGATTAAAATATATTACAATACAATAAATGTAGAACGGGTAAAAAATATTTTTGGTAATATAGATAATGTTATCAAAGATATGGATAAGGGGTATATTTTAGAACACGAAAATTATATGTGTAAAAATTGCCCCTATGTATCCGTTTGTAAGAGGATTAAATTATGATTTTAGTACAAGGATTATATAAAGATGAAGTTTTAGATAAGGTAATAGAGTTGTCTAGAACTTTTAATATGGAGTTTATTAACGCAGAAAACTGTAAAACATTTAATGATTTCTTTATATTATTAAATAATCATCCAGACGCTATTATATATAATACGTGGATAGATTTAATTATAAAAGAAAAGCAGGATTGTGTTTTACAATTAGATGAAACAGCTGTGTTAACGGAACTTGTTAGGCATAGTGGAGGGTTTGCCTATTATTTAACTAGTACAGAGAAGAAATTATTAAAGAAATTTTCGGAGGAAGATGTCAAAAATTATGATTATATGATGGTACAAATGAAAATGTCATTACCTATAATAGCATATAATTGTGACCCTGATGTCGAACCAATAAATGTCGAAATCTCTTAAAGATATTTTTACTAAATTAAATAAACCCTCTAATAAACTGAAGATGATTAAGAAATTGTTGAAAGAAAGGAGAAATGAGAAAAATGACAAAAATAGAGAATTTAGCCTTTAAAATTTCTGATTTCTTCGAGAAATACGATATGCTTTGTGGTGCAACTTGGAGAGAAATGTACGATGCAACCTTAAATGCTTTAAAAGAGAGAGATGTTTCTATTATATTAGAATATTTTGTAGATATTAAATGGGCTAATAAAAAGGCACAAGAAATATATACTGAATTATTGGAGTATACGAAATGAGAAGAAACATTTTTTATATAGATGAAAATAATCAGCATTATCTAAAATGTATAGATAAAAATATAGTTTTAGATTTGTGTGACGGATTTATAAAAACATACAACGATACGAGTTTCCTTAAACCTGTTCCGAGAAACCCTCTATCGCTCGCTAGCCTGAGTGCTCATATTCAGCAATATGAGTTGCTAGAAACTCAGAAAATCCTAGACAAATGCTGTGTCCTTATGGATGTTTTGCCGTGTTCGTCCAAAGATATTGAAAAACGGTAAAAATAGGGGCTGAAATATGCCCCTAATATGGAAGGTATGACACGGAAGACTTTTAAGTGGGTTCGACTCCCAGCCTTCCACCATATAAGGGGGTAAACTATGTTTACAGAACATGAACCAATTCCACTAAAAGAAGTATGCTGTGATAGATGTGGAACGATAATAAAAGGTATATTATTGCAAGATTTAGATTGGTGTAACGCAGAATTGCATTTTAATCAACCACACATATCATGTCCTATTTGCGGTAATGATATTTATGATGTATTGAAGAAACCTAAGGAGGACTTATGACAAAAGAAGAATTTAAGAAGAGATGGGAAAGCAATGATAGTGGTGGAGGAATAACAGTTGATGATTGTGCTGATTGCTATATTGAATGGGGTTTAGGAACACAACCTAGATGCAAACCAGTTAAAGAAGTTATTGCATTAGTGGTTAAGGCTGCTGGTGTAAAGGAGTAATTATGACAGACGAAACATTTAAAGTTTTAGATGAGAATTGGGAAGAGTTTGAGGCTTTTGTACGTAATCATCCAGATAAGCAAGGTCAACTTGGTGCACCAATATACGGTCATAAGCAATCGTCTAAGGAAGTAAATATAGAAGAAGTAAAGGATGATATAAAATGAACAAACTAATAGTAAAAGAAATTAAAACGAAAAAATTTTGCGAATACGAAGAATGTGATAAAGTCGCAGAAGATATAATGATATTAAAAGTGGATGGTAAAAAAGGAAAAATGCTACTTTGTGAAGAACATTTGTGTGATTTTTTTGAAAAAAAGGAGAATAAATAATATGAGACTTTGGCATTATAAGTTAATTCCATATCTACCAAACAGTCAGTTGATTGCTCAGTGGCGTGAATTAAATAGTATTTTTAAAAATCAAAATAGACATATTTTAATAAATTATGTTTATACTTATCCAAAAGATTATTTATGGAATTATAGTTTGGATGTATTGCGTGAATTAGATAATAGGCATATTAGTATTAGAAGTAACACAAATTATACAAATTATTTTGGTCAAACTTTAACGCACGGTCAGTTAATGATTATGAAAAATTTACATTTTAGAGAACACGATGACGATTATTTAACTATATGTTATTATAATCTCAAAGAAAAATATATTCGTGCTCAAAGAGATTTTTCAAGTGAAGAGTGGAACAGGTTAAAAAATTTTTATGAGGAAGGAGGAATATAAAATGCCACTAAACAATGACGAATTTTGTTTAACTGTTGATGATTTTTTTGTTACAACTGCTCCGCCAAGATTCTATGATATTTCAGTAGAATCACCAGATGATTATAAAGAAGAAAATAAAAAATTATTTAAAGCTTTAACAGATGCCTCTAAAGAATTGGCTAAATTAGGTTTTTTAAATAATTCTAAGGACGTAGATATTTATAATTATTTTATAAAAAATGCGGAGGAATCTAAAGATGAGAAATCCTGATAGAATAGACGATATATTAAATAGAATAAAAGTTATTTGGAAAGAATATCCTGATTTAAGATTAGGACAACTTATTTGTAATATGGTGTCTGAGAGAATTTTATATTTTGTAGAAGATGAGGATTTAATAGACGCTATAGAGAGAGGTTATTATGAAAGTGATAAAAAAGCCTAATATTCCTTTACAAGTATGCTACTTTTGCGGTGCATTGTTATTGGTAAAACCTAAAGATTTTTGGCACTTTCCTTATGATGAAATACCATATTATACTTGTAAATGTTGTGGAGAAAAGAATAAAGTTTGTTTTAAAAAATAAATTGCGTTTTAAAAGTATCGTTGCTAGAGTTTAATTTTCACCTCCTCTCTAGCCGAAACTCTGCGATAGTGAGAATAAAAAAGCTGCCGTGCTTTTGATACTTTTCTGCACGGTTATAACGGGGAGTAGCTCAAGTAGAGCAACTACGGAAAGTTTATAAGGTTACAGGTTCAAGTCCTGTCTCCCCGACCACCCGAAAGGGAAAGGAGACGTAATGGGTGTATTAGACTCAATAAAGGGAATTTCCGAAGAAAAGCCTAATAAGACTGTGGTTTTTATGGGTGTGCCTGGCTCAGGTAAGACAACGGTCGCTGGAACATTCCCTAAACCAATGCTATATGTGAGTATTGGTAATGACGGTGGCGGTGTAGTTTTGCAATCGTATACTGACGATGAAGTGAAAACTATAAATTTAGCCAACGACAAAGACGGAACAATATGGGTTAAAGCTGGTAAATTACTAGACGAATTAAAAAGTAATACAGCGTTTAAAACAGTAGTGTTCGATGCTTGGACATCAATCCAAGAAGAAATGGAGTTATTTTTCACAAATGCCAAAGGTCGAAAATTAAATTTCGATGAATGGGATGCTATTGGTAAAACTCTTTTAAATCTTAGAGATAAGGTTATAGACAATTCGAGATTTACCGAAACATATTATGTGCTAATATGTCACGTGAAAGATAAAGATATGACTGATACATTGACTAATGAAGTGAATAAAAATATTATTCCTAAAATGACAGGCAATAATGGAAGAATATTATTAGAAAGACCTAATATAGTAGCTTATTGTTGTAAAAGAAGCGTTAGAAACCCTGATGGAACATTAGATGTTAAATTTTTAACTTATTTGGGAGCACATCCAAATATAGATACAAAATTTAGAACAGCTAAACATATTTTTGACGGAGTAGGAACTTATGTAGAAAATTGTACTTTCGATAAAATAATGGCTTTGGCTGATGGTCAAATGTCTTGTGAAACTTTAGATGTAGTAGAGTCTCAAAGAAATCCATTTGGTGAAGAAGGAGTAGAAAATGACTAATAGAATTGGTATAAATGATTATGCAAAACTTATAAAACTTAAAGAACAACTGCAAAAGAAAATGTCTAAATTAGGAAGATAAAGAGACCTAAAAGTAAATATGATAGACGATGCTTATCAAAATAAGATAAACAGTATTGTGAGAGATTTAGATTTTATTGAAGGCGAAATAGCAAATGCTAAGAAATTCGTAAGTAAAAATGGTTAAGGAGATATTATGATTAATTTAGATGAAGTTAAAGAAAGTGAGTTTTTATCAGAAGAAGGTGAATTTGAGTTCATTGTAAAAGATGTAGAATTCGGAGAGAGTATGAACGGTAATCCAGTGCATACTTTCAAATGTGAAACAGTTGATGGAGAAAAACTTAATGTTCCTCTTTATTTGACTGATAAATCGTTATTTAGATACAAGAAATTCTTGAAAGCTCTAGGTCATAGTGGCGAAGGTAGTGTTGATGAAGAACAAGTATCTAAATGGTGCGTTGGTAAGAGATTCATAGGCGTTGTAAAACGTAAAAAACCTCAAGTAAATATAGTAACAGGGGAAACTACAGAAAGTAAATTCTTTGAGGTTGTAGATTTTATAAAATGTTAGAGAAAAAAATAGAAACAGAAATAAAAAATTATTTATTTAGTAAAGGTGCTTATTTCTTCAAAGTTCACGGTTCTGCTATGATGCCTAAAGGTATACCAGATATAATATGTTGTTATAAAGGTAAATTTATAGGAATAGAAGTAAAAGCACCGAACAAACTAAATAATCAAAGTGAATATCAAAAAATTCATATGAAAAATATATTAGACGCTGGAGGAATACATATTCTAGCGAATAGTTTAGATTTAGTTAAAGAGGTTATTGAAAATATATGAATAAAAATCAAATAATAAAAATTTTAAAAGTAGCAATAATATCTACTCTCATAATTTTTATATTTGAGTGTATATTTTCTATTCCTTTTATAAACGAATGGTTTTCTAAAATGGTCATATTTTCTGGAAATTATGCTTATTTAGTTATATGGTTGATAATGTTCTTGCAAGTTACTATATTAAATATACCAGCATATGTAATATTATCAGCGTCTATTGCTATAGGTATGAATACATTAAGTTTCGAATATATCTTTGTTGTATTAAGTGCCTATATGTGTGGATGCTTATTAGCGTATTTTCTAGGATATAAGTTCGGTAAGAAAGCAGTACATTGGTGTGCTGGTAGTGATGAAGATTATGATAAATGGTGTAAATTTATAGATAAAAAAGGTCGTTTTTGGTATTTTTTAACTGTATTATTCCCATTTTTTCCAGACGACTTATTATGTTTAGCTTGTGGTTCTGTTAAAATGGATTTCCTATTTTATTCTATTGCTAACTTAATAGGACGTGGTATAGGATTAGTTGCTATGCTATTAACTCTCAAATTATTAGGCTCATTTGGAACGAACTTTCCATATATGATAATAGTTTGGGCTGTATTGTTAATTTCTGAAATTATAATATTAAAAGTTATACAAAGAAAACCAGATAATTGGACATTAAAAAAATAAATATAGAGGTATAGATGAAAAATATATTACTTATTGGTAAAAATTTAAAAAGTATGGGTGAAGAAATATGGCGTTTAAATAAAGACACATATTTCGTTAGTGTTACTAATATTAAAGACAAAGATTTTTTGAGTTTTGTATATAATTCTAAAACTCCAATTTTATGTATATTGGATGAATCATATTTGGATAATATAAAAGTTAACGATATGATGGAATTATGTGAAACTTATAACTTTGTTCCTATGTTTGTTTCTATATCTAAAGATAGTTTATCACATAAAGCCTTTTTAACATTGAACAATAGATACCGTGATTCTATGGAATACGATGTTAATGAGGATAATGTTGATTATGATGAATTTTTGAAAATATGCGTTAATTATTTACACGGAAAGGATGAATAATGATTAAATTATATCAACATCAAAAAGAAGGACGAGATTTCTTATTAAAACATAAAAAAGCTTGTTTATTTTTTGAGGTTGGAACGGGTAAAACATTTACAGCTTTATCTGCTATTACAAGTTTACCACCAGCTAAAGTTCTTATAGTTGCACCTAAACGAGTTTTGGAGATGGTTTGGAAAACTGACACAAATTATGATTTAAGTGCTTATGATGTAACATATATAAATTATGAAAAAATTTCTAGAGACAAAGATTTTTCGAAAAATAGATATGATTACATAATACTGGACGAGGTTCATAAACTAAAAGGTAGAACTTCTAAATGTAGTAGGAGATTAAGATTAGTTTGTAGTAGGGCATCGTATGTTTTCGGTTTAACTGGAACTCCTATAGCAAATAGTTATTTAGATGTGTACTGTATATATCACAATATGAGTATACCTGAATTTTACGAAAATTATAATGAATTTATGTATACATATTATGTAACTAAGAATTTGAAAAGTTCTATGGGATTTGATTTTGCTTTACCTTTATATCCAAAAAAAGAAAGATTAAATGAGTTATTAAATAGAATAGATAGACATTCTATTACAAAGTTATCTAAAGATTGTATAGATTTACCTGATAAAATTATTGAAACTGTGTATGTTGATGGTATGGTTTCCAAAGAATATAAAGAAGTTATGCAAGGTATATTAAGATTACCTTACTACACTAAAACTATATTGCCTTTGGAAAGTATAAATAAAGCTAGACAGGCATCTAATGGTTTTTTATATGGGGAATTTGATGATGTAATTAGATTTCGTAATAATAAGAAATTCGATGAATTAACTAACTATTTAGAAGATTTGTTAGAGGAAACTGATAAAGTAATAATAGTTTATTATTACAAAGAAGATTTAGAACAATTAAAAACTCTAGAGTATGATTGGACTACAGACCCTTCAGAGTTTGAAAATAAGCAAATATTATTTCTTCAGTTCGGTCAAGCTGAAGGATTGAATTTGCAATATTGTCATAGTATGATATTTTATACTTATGATTATAGTTTTTTAAAATTTGACCAAATGTGTGGGCGTATTTATAGAAATGGTCAAACACATTTAACTAAGTTTATAATATTTATAAACAAAGGGACTATCGAAGAAAAAGTTTGGTGGTCTATAAAAAATAAGAAAAGCATAGATGAATTTTTTAAGGAGGTATTGACGAGTGGACGATAAATTGGAATTGTTTAATTCACAATTTCCAAATTCTAGTTATAGGGAAATACATCCTCAGATAACAAATGGAACACAAAAAGAATATCAAGACAGTAAGTCTCCAATAAATAACAATATTGTCAAATATGAAGATATAAAAGATTCAAAAAATAGAATTGGTTGGATTGTTCCTAAAGACTATATTGTAGTAGATATAGATAATAAAAGAGATGCTGGTATAATATATAATATTTTGACATCATATAAAGTTAAATTTTCATTTATGACTGGTAAACACGGTGGACATTTTATATTCAAAAATCCATCAAGAGTAGGACAAGGAGCTAAATTTGTTACATCTCTAAGTATTAGAATAGATACTCGTTCTATGGAAAAAGGATATATAATCTTACCATATAATGATACTGATAGGACTTGGGGAACAATAACAAACGATATAGACGATTTACCTTTTTATTTGACTCCTCTTCGTAATGAGCATTTAAGAAATACTATAGATTTTGTAATATTAGATGAAGGCAGTAGAAATACAGAATTATTGAAACATTTCTTGAATCTTAAAGATTATGCTGAAGAACTTTCCATAGAGGAAAAAGTTCAGTCTATAAGACTTATCAATCATTATGTATTGAAAGAGCCGTTAGATGATAAAGAATTATCACAAACAGTTCTTAGAGATTCAATGGTTAATAAAGAATCTAAGGTTAAGAAAGAGAAGAAAACAAAAGGTGACGAATTAGAAGAAATAGCTTCAAAAATATTAAATGATAGACATATAATGTGTTGCACAGATAATTTATATAAGTATAATGGTAAATATTATGAGTATATGGAAGATAAAGAAATGGAACGCATTATACACGAAGAATATAATAAAACTTACGAGGAGAAAGATAGAAAAGAGATTATAAAGTTCATAAAGTTAAAGTCTTACGTTAGCACCTCAGATGTTAATAAGAATTGGAATGAAATAGTTGTTAGAAATGGTATATTGAATATAAGTACTATGACTTTATATGAACATACCCCGCTAAAATATAACACTATTTATATAGATTATGAATTTAAAAATCCTTGTATTTATTCTAGTATAGTTGATAACTTTTTGAACACGATATCCGATAGAGATGAGGATAAAAAGAAATTGCTTATAGAAATGATAGGTTATTGCTTAGTTCAAAGAAATGTATTTTCCAAGTTCTTCATATGTTATGGAGAAGGTTGCACTGGTAAATCAACATATTTAAAACTAATAAGAAATCTAGTAGGAGAAGGTAATACTACATATTTAGGATTAAATGATATGGAAAAAGAGTTTATGCCAGCTGAATTGTTCGGAAAATTAGTTAATATTGGAGATGATATCAATTTCAAAGGATTAACTGATACATCGACATTAAAGAAATTAGTATCTGGTGAGAAAATAACAGCTAGACATATTTATGGTTCGCCATTTTTCTTTAATAATTTTGCTAAGTTAATATTCACTACCAATAGACTTCCTACAGTATCAGATAGAACTAGTGGATTTTATAGAAGATTAATTATAATAGATATAGATAAAAAGATAGAGAGACCTGACCCATTTTTCTTAGATAAACTAACAGAAAGAGATTATGAATATTTATTGTATATAAGTGTGACAGCTATTCGTAATGCTATTAAAAATGGAACATTAAGCACTTATGAGGGTTCTGAAAAGAATTTATCTAAGTTTAAAATAGACCAGTCATCTACATTATCTTTCTTAAATTATTATTCATTAGATAAAGCTTCTTTAGCTATGAAACCGTGTAAAGAAGTTTATGAAGAATATAAAGTATTTTGTGATGAGGCTGGATACAAAGCTATGAATAGAAGAAATTTTCAAACAGAGGTTTGTGATGAACTTCATATGTACATAGTTAATACTACTATAC